CATTGAATTCAATTCAAGCTACGGCTAATGAAGTTTTTATTCAATCTCAAGAAGATTGCCCTGTTGTATCAGGTAATTTAAAAAGTTCGGGAGGAATTACTGCATCCAGTCCCTCAACTGGAGAGTTTACTATATCGTATAATATTAATGATACTGCTCCCTATGTCCAAATGGTCGAAGAGGGTGGAAGAGTTAATGATCATGTCAGAAAATCTAAATATGGGACTCCACATGCCGTAACTGGTTATGATGTAGAGGGGAAGTTTTTTATTAAAGGGGCTTTGGATAAGGTATTTAGTGGTACATATAATCAAGTTGTAGTCAATTCTAATGCAGGTAGTAGTGGCTACTATGTTAATTTATAAAGAAAGAGGAGAAAAATGTCAGATATAGAAGTGTCCCCTAATCAAGAATGGATTATTGCACGACATTCAAGAATGGTAGGAAAGATTTTAGATTTAGTTGAGGCAGCAATGCCAGAAGGTAAACAATGCGAAAAGCTTAAAAAATTGGTGCAAGTACCTTTATACGATTTTAGAAATGATATATTACGTTTAGAAAACGGAGAAATAGATACTGATATCGTAGAATAACACTTATATTTTTTTATATTTATACTTAAATTAGTATAATAAAAGTGACTATAGAATTATAATGTTTTATACTATATTGTAAAAAGGTCGGGGGTGGCTTAGACCAACCTTTTTGAGGTCGAACAAGGATAATTTTAAATCAAAATAAACCTTAAAAATAAGGAGGCTATAATGGCTGATGAAATTCTAAACAGAATTGAAAAGCACATGGAAGGCACGTCATTAGGTTTGGCGGCTCTTGCAGAAGTGCTACAAAAAATGGATGGAAGAATGGATGCAGATGATGCTTATGCGATTCAGAAAGCTGAAGAAGAAAGAGCAGCTTATGAGCATGCAAGCTTGGTAAAGAATATTGCTAAGTCAGTGTTAATAGAACTCGCAGACGGCGGTGTATCCGAACAAGGTCTGGACGTAGACGGTGAGAAAGTAAAAACCGTAGGCGGAGCCGACCCAACTAAGGGAGCAACTGCTACCCCTAACTATGTAGGTGACTCAGACGATTCATCTGAAACTGTCACTATTCCTAGTAAGATAGAAGACCAACAGGCTTCTATTCAAGCAGAGGAACATGACGATGAAGAAGAAGAAGAAGAAAAAGCTTACATGGGTAAAAAAATGAATAAAGCAGAAGATGAGAATGGTGAGGAAGACGAAGAAAATGGGGAAGAAGACTTCCCTCAAGAAGAAACAGTCGAAAACAGCTTACAGAAACAATTGGCAAGTTTACAAAAACAAATTAATGAACTTGACATTTCTAAAGCTGTGAAAAACGAATCCGAGGACAGACTACGAAAAATGGGATTCAAGGAAGAGAATGGGCTACAGAAACCTCAGTTGAGCAAAAACGTATTTGGAGCAGATGAAACTCCAATTAAGAAAGCTCAGACTGTAAATGATGTAGTTGACCAACTAACTAACTTGTCATACAAAGAACTCAGAAAAATGCAAGAGTTCAAGAGACAGGGAATAACAGAGAATTTGCCTGACGAAATCGCAAATCTCTAAACTTTAAATAAACCAAGAAAAAAACGAGGAGATAAATAATTATGCCTTCACTTAGTGAATACATTGCTCAATCGAATAGAGGACTAAATCAGTCTGTATTCGGTCCTGAGTATTTATCAAAAGCGTTTAATGCTGCGAACACAGGAACTGCGGATGCGATCTACACGACCACAGCTGCGGATAATGTGTTTACTTCTACTTTCGGTAGAAAAGTATGGCAGTCATTAAACAACCAAACTCGTTTCTTCAATGCAATCCCAAGAACTGTTTTCGGTAACACCGTTGGTTGGAGGGTAAGGACAGATAGAGGTACACAAAGGTCTCGACCTATTACAGAGACTGGTAGTCTACCTGATATCGATGTTTCAAACCTCGAAACAATCTCTAGCTTGCCTAAGATTGTATCAACCTCATTCGGTGCTTCTGTGAAAGCAATGTACACTGCTCAATTAGAAGGTGGTGTAGGGGACGTTCTAGCGTTGGAAAACGAGAACGCTCAGCTTGATCACATCAAGGAATTGAACCAAGAGCTATTACTACCGGGATCGGTAGCAAACATCGCTGCTGGTTCAGGAGCAACTGATGCTAACGTAACAGATGGAGCTAATCTAAGGATTGGTGACACTATCATGTTAGTAGACGCTGGTGCAGCTACAGCTAATAACGTAGCTATCTCAGCAATTTCTGGAACAGACGTAACACTTGGCACTATGTCAGGTACGCCTGCTGCAGGAACTTCAACTGTTGCGGATAACCTTTCGGTTACTGCAAGAGCTGGACTAACTTCAATTGATGACATTGTTACAATTAACAACAGTGCATCACAAGGAAACGCTGGGGTACAAGTTATGACATCTGCGTATGACTTAACTGTATCCACATCTGGTTCAGAACAACGAACTTCTGGTTTTAGTGCTGCTGCTACTGTAAAAGGTAACAGTGGTGTTGGAAGAGACCTATCTCTAAACCTACTTGATGATTGTATTCAGTCAATCAGGACTAATGGTGGAGAACCTAAGTTAATTCTTATGGGTCATGACCAGTACTTCAAATTAGAGAGACTACTTAACTCTCAGCAAAGATACATGGGACAGGAAGAGTACCAAGTTGGTGTAGGATCTGAAAAGACCTTCCCGGGTACTAGAACTGGACTAGTTCTTGCTACTTACCAAGGTATTCCAATACTACCTGATGCAGACACTACTAAGTCTGAAAAAGCAGCTGGTGGTGCAAAACTAGGTTCAAACATCTACGTTTTGGATACTGACTACCTTGAAATCGCGGTGGCTCAACCTACTCAGTATATTGAGAACCGAGACTACTTCGCAGCTGACGCACTTGTTGTTAGAGGTTTGCTATACACTATGGCAGAGTTCAGAGCATACAGGTTTGATGTTCACGCTAAAATCCAAGACTTGAATACATAGTCAATAAAGTCTTAATAGAAGTAGAAAAAATAGACTATATGTAAAAGTTGAGGGTGATTAAGATTAAATTAGTCACCCTCACTTTTGAATGAATGTAAATGTAATGTAATGTAAGGATGAATAATGCAGGTTGTATATGCAGATGGCATGTTGCAAAGTTTGGATGTCCAAACAAAGAAAATGGTTGGAGAAGTAATGACTTTAATAGAAGGTTCATTACCCGATACTTCAGCAACTACGGCTTTAAAAAAATCTATAAAGCAAGCTATGTGGAGAGCTACTAGAAATGTTCAAGATGACGTGATAGGTATGGCTTTTAATAAAGGAGAAACTAAAGATGGCTAAACATACGTTTAAACTATCAGACGTAACACCAGATGCTAGAATTATAGCTAGGTCTGCATTAGGTTACGATTTTAACTATTACGCTGACGCTGAGACATTATTGTTCGGTAGTACAGACGAAACTGCATTTAGAATGCAAAACATTACACCGGGTACAGGTATCTCAGATGTTGCTACCGCCCTATACTCTGGTAACGTAACTGTTGCTGGTGACTTAATTAAGACTGAAATCTTTATTGATTTAACAGGTCTTAACTCAAATGCAGCAGGAGACATTATCGGTAAAGACGCGACAGCTAATTGTCACATAGGACAGATTACATCTGCTTTATGTGGTACAATAGTTGCGGGTACTTTTCAATCGTTAGAAACACCAGCAGGTGGAGAACCAGACATTGACTTGTTTGCAGCAACAGAAGCTACTGGTACAGAGGATGCAGCTGTTTCTGACTTAACAGAAACTAAGTTGCTTGATTTGGGTGCTGACTTAGCAGCAGGAAATCTAGGTACGCAATTTGCGTTAACAGCATTTCCAGCAGCTGACCAGTATTTATACTTGGTTGCTTCTGGCGGTGGAACTAATGACACTTACACTGCAGGAAAATTGTTAATAACACTTTACGGAAGACCTGCATAAAAATAGGTTATAATTGAGTAGCCACTCTTTATTGGGTGGCTACCAATATAAATGAAATAGGAGAATAAATACATGTCAATAACAAACGATTATCAAGATTCAGCATCTTTTGAAACATGGCAATCAGACCCCAGTACAAGAACCGCTGTACAACCATGGGATAGATATGTACCTTTTAGCGGTTCAGTCGGAGGAACAGCTGAGGACATTGTAAATATATACGCTGGTCCTTACTACCATATAGACCAACAGACCGGTGCAGAAACAGCTAAGCTAGAATTGCCTACCGCAGGTTCACCGGGAATAAATAGAATTTTAAACCCATCAATAGAGCATGCAACTATATCAGAATTTACAGCAGTTGGGTCTGCTATATCAAGAACAACTGGAGCACCTTTCTTAGGGTCAGCAGAACTTACATGTAACCCAGCAAACTCAGCAGCTAAAGAAGGATTTACTGTTACTACCGAGTCAATGGCTGGCGGTACATCAAGAAGTTCTGACGGATACTTGTGTGCACAAGGAATGGTAAGAGGAGCATCAGCATCAGGAGATGCAGTGATGCAAATTTTAGATTCTAGTGATAACGTATTAGC